AATATTATAAAAATAATAATCCAATCACCGTTTATGGTCGGTCTTTTATGGTAAAAATAAAATGAATAATTTATTTTTTCTTGCTGGTTTACCTAGAAGTGGATCTCTTTTATTGGGTACATTGTTAAATCAAAATCCATCAATCTATACAACACCTACATCATCTTTTGTAGAATTGTTATATCGTAATTATACTCTATGGAATGAAGAAAATTTTGCTGAAGATTTTGCTGGTGATAAAATGAAAAATATAAAAGTTCCTTATCTACAAGAAATTACTAAAGCTTATTTTAAACAACAAACAAGCAAATCAGTTATTATAGATAAACGAAGACAGTGGCACACGATTGAAAACATTACAATGTATAAAGAAATTTTTAATAAAGATCCTAAAATAATTTGTCCAGTAAGAAATGTAGAAGAAATCGCTGCTTCTTATAAAAACCTTTGTGTAAAAAATAATAGAGAATTTCCTAAAGTGCTAGAAGGCAATAGATTTGATGTTCCATTTTTTCATCTTAAAGAGACATGGAACTCTGAATTTAAAAGATGTTTACTTTTTGTAGAATACAATGATTTAATAAAATCAACACAAAAAACATTAAATAAAATTTATGATTTTATTGAACAACCTTATTATGAACATGATTTAAATAATATTATTTCAAATGATCCTTTAAAAGAAGTTGAAAAAATGTATGGATTAAAGGGGCTGCACAACTTACCTCAAACAATTAAGAAAAGTATGACGAGTACAGATATATTAGATTCTAAAGAATTTAAATATTATTCACTGCAAAACTTTTGGAAAAAAATAAAATGATGAACGATAAAGACATAAAAGAATTTCACGATCTGGATAAGTTAAAAGAATACCATCCTCTTCCAATGGGGCTCACGATTGCCGACTCACGGATCTCGGGCCAGGGATTATTTACTACACGAAGATTAGTGATGGGAACTTCACTTGGTATCTCTCATTATCGTATTGATGGAGAATATATTAGAACTCCTTTAGGAGGATTCATTAACCATAGCAGCACACCTAATTGTTCTCGGGCTCAAGTTAGAATTAGACCTCACTACGATAAGTGGAATATTACGGTGATTGAAGATATTGATGAAGGAGAAGAATTAACATTAAAATATAAAATGTATGACCCTAGCAAAGATTAAAAAAATTTTAGGCTATAATGCCAAAATGACGTATAACATGGACACGTCAACAAAGCGCCATGCAAACAAGAAAGACAATAATGAAAAGTAAAAAGCACAATAAATACACCGACGTATATTCTACTAAAGACTATGCTTGGTTTAAGAAAACGAAAGGAAACAGACCATCCACAGATAGTCACTATAAAAAAATAAAAAATTCTATAGTGGAAAAAGATCTTAAAATGGTAATTTATGTTAATGCTGATGGTACTATCAGAGAAGGACATAATACATTTGAGGTCAGGAAAGATTTAGGGTTGCCTATCTATTATATCATTAATGATAATTTTGATGCATTAGATGTACCTAGATTTAATTCTGGAAGAGAGAACTGGTCTTTTACTAACACTGTAAATTTTTATGCGGTGAGAGGAAGAAAACCGTACATGGTTATCCAAGAAAAAATGCAGCAGTACAATATGCCTATTCAAGAGACTGTTGGATTATTAAAAGGAGTAACTAGTATTTCTTCTGAAACAGCTGAAGAGTTTAAGTGGGGTAAACTTTCAATAAGTGATGAAGAGATTAAAACTTTTGATACTATTGCAGGAGCAATTCGTAACCTCTACGACATCAGATACACTGGTGAGAAATTAAGAAGAGGGTTTATTAGAACTATCTTCTTTTCTTATAAAAGAGCTAATTTCAGTGTGGAAAGAGCTAAAACTGTAATTAAAAACAGTGGAGCTAAATTAGATGGTTGTAGAAGCACCGAAGACTATATTAATACATTAAGTAAAATGTATGATAGTGGTTTAGAAAAATCTAAAAGAATAAATCTAGCTAGATCTTACGAAAATAAAGAGGACCGAGTAGTACATTAAATATGGGGGGCCTTCGGGCCCCTTTAAAACTATGAAAAAGAATAATAAATATACATATATACAAGGAAAACAGATTACAGATGTAGATACTGGAACCAGGTTTTATGACTTCCAGGGCTTTAGACTTCCGAGCGTTACAACAATACTTGCAAAGACAAAGAATCAGGAGTATTTAACCGCGTGGAAAAATAAAGTCGGACATGAAAAAGCAGAATCAATTAAGAATCTATCTAGCAAGCGGGGGACTAGTATGCACAAATTCCTTGAGTCTCATATACAAGGAGTTGGCTACGATGATCTTACGCCAATCGGATGCCAGGCGAAGCCCATGGCCCAAAAAATTATTGAAATGGGTCTTACACCTATTTCGGAATACTATGGTAGTGAAGTTATGCTACACTATCCTGGGCTGTATGCTGGGAGCACTGACCTTGTATGTTTACACAATGGTCTCCCGACTATTGTAGATTTTAAACAGGCAAACCGACCCAAGCAAGAAGAATGGATAGAAGATTATTATATACAAATTGCAGCATATGCCATGGCTCACGATGCATATTATGGTAGTAGTATTGAACAAGGAGTAATAATGGTATGTACTCCTGACCTATATTATCAAGAATTCAAGGCAGAGGGCGTTGAACTTAAGAAGTGGAAGCACAAATTTCTTAAGAGATTAGACATGTACCATGAGTTAAAGTTTGATGAGAAGGAACAAGTTAAGTTTGATGTTGAAGAATTTGAAGAACAACTTAAAAAAAAAGGAGATAACTAAATGAAAGAAGCAACATACGAAGGCGGCGAACAACAAATGACAGCGGCCAGCAATAAAGATTGGATAATGGAATACAATGTATATCATTGGGGACCTTTACTATTTAAAACTACGGTAAGACCTAGCGATATTACCGCTTTAAGAGAACTATCCAACAAAGCAAAGGGTAATTGGAGCAAGAACTTAGCCGGAATCATAAAGGATGAGAGATCTTTAGATTCTAACGCTTATACTAAGATTGTACAACCTTATCTTAAAGCATACCACCAAGCTTATAAGACATGGTATAGTTTAAACTTAACAAATATAGAAACAAAGGCAGTTTGGGTAAATTTTATGAAGAAGGGTGAATCTAATCCTCCTCATATCCATCACAACTGTCATTTATCAAGTGTAATATTTATAGATATTCCGGATGCCATAAAGGAAGAGCAAAAGAATTGGAAAGGAACCGGAGAGGGACCCGCAGGTTTATCTTTCTTTACGGCTAACCCCCAAAATTTTCACACAAATTCATTTAATTTTAGACCTGAGGTTGGAGATTTTTTTATATTTCCCTGGAATCTTACCCACTCAGTAAATAGTTTTTATTCTGATGTTACACGGATTTCTATTGCAGCTAATTTTTTATTAAAAGATAATAATATTGTAGAAGATGACACCAAAAAAGCCTAAAGTTTTTATTGTGATGCCATGTTATGACTCTATGCGAGTTGAAACGTGTATCTCTTTATTGAATACCTACAGCGCGCTGGCTAAGGCTGGAGTAGAGTGTAAATTTAAATCTGTTAAATCTTCTTTGGTGACTCACGCCAGGAACTTATCTACGGCGGCGTTTCTTCATAGTGGATTTGATTATATGTTATTTGTAGATGCGGATGTGGAGTTTCCAGCGGAAGCGGTGCTTCGTATGTTAGTGCCTCAAAAGGATATTGTTTGTACTCCTTATAGAGTTAAGAATAAACCAAATGTAATGGATTATGCTGTTTCTTTCCCTGATCCTGATTTTATTAAAATATTACCATGGGATTTAGTTGAGATTAGCGGAGGACCTGCTGGTCTGATGTTAATAAGTAGAAAAGTATTTGAGAAGTTAATGGAAGATAATCCCAAGCTTCAATGTAAGTTTCCTGATGACGCTAGAGCTAAGATGAATGCTGAAATAGGTACTGAGACTGATGCTGCAGCGCAACATATGTGGAATTTTTGGGATACAAGCTTCAAGGACCAAGAATGGAAAGGCGAAGACCTTGCTTTCTGTGATCTTGCTGTCAAATCCGGGTTTAAGTTGTATGCTAATCTTGACTCATGGACCACGCATCACGGAACTTATGGATGGCGCGGCAAATTTGGGGATTCTTTAACAAAGAAGGCCAAAGATTGACCAAAATGGGGCAAGAATATGTTCATAGACAGAGTATAAGAGATCTGACAGATAATTAAAAAAAAAAAAAAACAATGCTAGTAAAATACTGTCTTTTTGTCCAAATGAGCTATTATCGTTGGTATATATAGCTAAAGTGCAGACAGAATTTGTCAAAATAAAGTGTCTATAGACAAAACATTATGTCTATTTCAGTGGTGCCTACGCGCGCGCGCAAAGAGGTATTTTGTTTTCTGATTTATCTGGTATATCTCTTATATGCCTCGGAAAAGAAGAAAAAGTATTGCCTCAAGTGGAACTCCCGATATACCTTATTCTAAAGTTAGAGTGGAGTGGATCGATTGTGTGAGTGACTCTGGCTGGGCAAATGACAGAGAGTTTGATAAGATGAAATTAGCTAGACCAATTAATGAAGGTTGGTTATTTTCTAAAGATGATAAATCTATTAAACTTTTTGCTTCTTTTGATCGGGAAGACGATGGTTCTTTTTCTTTTGGCGATCGGACGATGATTCCACGTCAGTGGGTGCGGAAGATTCAGAAGATTTAGGTGCTTCAATTGCTTCACCCTCAACAGTCTTCGCATTTAGTAGAGGTTCGTAGTCGTTTAAGATTTGTTTCATTTTTGCTTCTAACTCTTGTTCTGTTAGGTCCTCTAATTTACCTGTCTTTATTATTTTTCTATCTATATATAATCCTGCTGCTTTTCCCCTATTGGCTTCAGCATTTACAGCGCTGGAAAAACTTCCTTTCTTTAAAGCGGCTTCTCTCAACCTAGCCAGTTCAGCTATATGCCCTTCATAACTGACTTCATGTTTTTTAAGTCTTTCTTCTTTTAATTCTCCTATGTGTTTTACAACTAATGGTGCGTATCTTGGATTAGTTAATTCAGATCCTTCACGCATTGCTCGGGTAGGTGAATAGCCTGCTGCAACGGCAGCTTCACGTTTAGTCATAGGTCCTTCAGGTCCACCGAATACTAAAAACTCTGCGAACCTTTGTTGCATTTCTGTTAATCTTTTTGGAACTCCCATATTGACAATTTAAGGGAACTATCCTATATTGTCAAGACATGAAAGATACTCCTTTAGATTTAAGTTTACTTATTGAGCAACATAAAAAAGAAATTTGGGCATATAAAATGAAAGAAGCTGAATGGATTAAAACTCAAAATCAATTAGATGGTACTAAAACAATTGTAGAAGAACTGTCTAGGCAGATTAATGAATTAAGAAGAGACAATAAATATCTTGCAAATCAAGTTGAAGACTATAGAGAGATGCTAAAAAAAGCAGGATTATGAGAGTACAAGACTTACAACAATTTTTATCTAGTTTCACAGCAGGATCAGATGCAATAAAGAACGCTGTAATACTTTGTGAAGTTAATGGTACATTATATGATGTAAGAAGAATGGAAGTGCATGAGAATGCTGCTCCTATCATAGGACATAAAGGTCATACAGCCCATAGATTAGTTTTAAAAACTACTAAACCATCCCCAATAATTCTCCCTGATAAGCTTGCCAAAGACTATTAAATGGAAGACAAAGTTCCCTCCAACTCTGTATGGGCCCAGAGACTAAATTATATAAAAAATTACGTAAGATATCCAAAGATATTTCCTGGATTAGGATTGAAAACCTTAGCTCTCTTGGTACTCCCGATCTATTGGGCTATAATAGTTCTGGTCACTTTTTTACAGTAGAATTAAAGTGCACCAAGGGGAATAAAATTAAATTTTCACCACACCAAATTGCGTTTCATGTGAAGCATCCGAAGAATACATTTATCTTAGTCGAGGCCCTTGGTCCAAGGTCCTCGAAACTTGTTCAATACTTTTTGATCCCTGGTTCACGGATCAGGGAGCTTGCAGCTTGTGGCTTGAGGCCTAAGCTTGACGCTTGTAGCTTGACGCTTGAAGCTTGTTGCTTGGAATTTCAGAACCTGAACTAGGTTCTGGTTTAGGTTTGCTTGATGCTTGAAGCTTGGTGCTTGCAGCTTGGAGCTTTCTTCTTTCAGCTCTCATCTCTGCGTAATATTTGGGGTGTTTAAATTCCATTAGTGTTTGCCATATGATACATTTTTAATTTTAGGATTCCAGCAATTTCTACAATCACCGCAAATATTTCCCTGCTTAGCGCTGGGACATGTTGCGCCGGCCGTTACAACAGTACTAGTATTTGGCCAGCTGGCAGGTGCAGCGTGGTCCACCATCGGGGCAGAGAACCGGATCACCAGGTTGCTTGGTGCCCTGTTTAAATGGTCCTTGATCCATGCTTCACGTGTGGGCATCCAGTGACGCTTGCCAGGTGTTAACCTGCAGACTTCAAAAATTTTATTAAGGTGATCGAGATCCTGGACATCTCCTGAGTCATGCCAGCGGAACACGTCCGCCTTCTTGCTGTTGATCAGGTGAGCCATCGCTTCCACCCATGGCGCTGTGTATATAGCTGCCAGTCTCCTGTACTGTGC